ACTTCTTCAATAGTTTCGCTGGACTCTGGTACTTGTTTGTCCACTCCAGAGCTATCTCCGGTTTGTTCGCCCACATCCAACGTCTCTGTTTCTCCGATTTGAATGGCATTGTCTTCAGTTTTTAACGCTTCGGATGGTACATCTACCTTTATTACATCTGGTATAACTTCTCCTTGAGCTTCTGGTTTAGTAAGATCTACTTTTATTAAGTTGTCTTTACTTTGATTTCCTAAATTTTTAGGTTTCTTTTTTTTGATTTTAAACTCACCTTCTTGCTTGACAGGTTCATTTACTTTTGTTTCTTCTGACATGATAAAATATTATATAATTATTAAATAGTTAACTAGGCGGCATCATATTTTGTAAACCAAACGTGCCTAGTTGTGATGAGTCTCCACCCTCAAAATCGACTGGAGCTGAATCATTTTGTCGTTGATTTATTAATTGACTTTGTTGAGTTCCTTGTAATTTAACCCGTTTGTCTTTTCTATCTTCTATTTCTTTTTCTTTACTACTTTCAACACCTAGCTTTATTTGCGCTAGTTGTTTTTGATATTCAAACTCTTGAGCCATCAACTGTTGTTTAACAGTTAATTCTGTTTGCATACGTTGTATTTCAAACTGAGACTTAGCTTGTTCAACTTGAACTTTTGACTCTGTCATAGCTTGATTCTTTTGAACCTCAGCCATAGCAGCAGCTTCAGAAGCTTTAGCATTTGCCTGTGCTTGTGCATCAATCATTTGCTTTTGTTGAGCTTGATCTCTTTTTATTTTCTTTTTTCTTTTTTGTTTTAATAACTGATTAGCTAGTTTAAGATTTTTTATTTGTCTTATATCTATAGCGTCTTCAAGATCAATACCGTTATTCTTTAAAGCTATTTGTATGTTTTGCTCTAACTGAGCTTTTTCTTCTTCATCAGGTTCTAACTCTAAATATATACCAAAGTCATGCAAATTTAAATTAGATATTTCACTTAATGTTTCAGCATTGTAAATAGATATGCTTTCTATTAAAGCATTTTTAGTTAATGGAAAAGCTAATACATCAGCAATTTTTAAAGATATGTTTTCACATATTCTAAGAGCTAAATATAAGCTAGCTTGATTAATATGTTTTGTAGCTATATTAGATTGATTAGCTGCCATTTTAGCTATACCTACTAAGGAGTCTTTGTCTTGCATACTACCATCGCGAGCTTCATTAAGCCCTGTTACATCACGTATCATTTGCAAATAGTAGTTGTAAGTTTGTATTAAACTTTGTAGCTTAGCGCCACTAGCTGATGATGTTAATTCTTGAATAGGTACTTTACCTCTATTAAGTTCACCATCTTGAGTAAGTGATCTACCAACTATAGAACCAGTTTGAAAGTACATATTAAGTGCTTCTGCTGGATTATAATTTGTACCATTACCTAGATCAACTTCAGCTAAACCATCCATATCTAAAAATACACCATCAGGTACCATCCTAGATAATACTTGCTGCATTTTTAAATGAGTTATTTGAATCATATCAGCAAAACCAGTTATTTTACTAACTAATGATTCTATTCTACCTTTGTACATTCTTGGAGCACAAAGAGCATAGTTCATTTCAACTTTAGTACTATCAGAAGCTGGTCTAGTCATATTTTGAGCTAACTCCCACTTTAACATAGTATTTGTACCTAATACTTTTGCACCACTATACAATACCTCTATACTTCTAGAAACTCTATCGTAAGTGTCTGCAGGTGGTGGATTAAACTCATCTGTTTTTTGTATTACTTTCTCTAAACCATTATCAGTTTGTTTTAACTTAAATACTTGGTTCATGTATGTCTTGTATTCAAAGTATAATATTTGAACAGTATTAGCATCGTAATTACCCCAACCAGTTATATACTGCCTATTGCCAGGCATTTTTTGTATTCTCTCTAGCTCTTCTTCACTAATTTGCGGAAACTGTTTTTTAAGTTCCGGTATAGTTATAGACTTAACTTCACCAACATAATATATGTCTTCAAAATTAGGATCTTCTGTATATGAATATATAACGTGAGCAGGATCCACATAGTCTATAGTAACTCCATTGGATTTATTAAAATTAGTTTTAGCGCAAGCTATACCACAAACAACTAAGTCTTCGTTTAATCTACGTTTAGTTAATTCCCATCTGTTTTTAGCTAGTGTAGTTGATATAGCCTCTTCCTCTGCTATTTCAATAGACTGCTTATAACTTAACTGCATATGTAACTCAAGCTCTTCTTTTGTTTGAGGTAACATAGGAGGAGGTATATTAGATTGTGAAGCATCAATACCTAGTGTTTTTTGTGCTAATTCTATTTGCTCTCTAGCAAACATATCTTCTGCTATAGCTGTAGCGTAATTAGTTCTTTTCTTTACAGATTCTGGATCTTGAGAGTAAGCCTTAATATCAAACTCTTTTTGTGATATACCGTTTACAACTATATTAACAAACTTAGATATAACAGGTACAGGTTTCCAGTCTAAATTTAAATAAGACAAATCACCATTAATAGATAATTCATCTTTGTATTTCTGAACAGACTGTTCTCCTCTTGCGTATAATCTTAAGTTGTGAAAATTATTCCAACTAGTCAAGTATCTATTACCGTTAGTTCTACCTTGATCGAACCATTCAGTTTCAATAGCGGATGCTACTTGAGATCCATACTCCCATGAAGCTTTTTCTGCGTCCGGTACTACCTGACTTGGAAAAGCGCTATTTGAATTAGTATATATTTTCATTTATTCAATTATTTTTGACAATGTACCTTTGTTGTTATATTTTTTAAAACCTAAATCATAGACTTTCTTTTGAATTATAGGGTTTGGCCTATACTTGTTTTTATTACAAGCCATTATAGCTAAACCAGAACTAATCGATGCATCGTGTGATGTTCTATTATTTATATTAAACTTAGCCCAATCTTCTAAAGTTCTTTGAAAATATACGTCGCCATAATTTCCATCTTCTTTTAAACCAACGTATTCTTCTATATAAGATTCTATAGCCGCAGCGTGTGCTTGTTTTATATCTTCACTAGAGTTAGGTATTCCACCTATTTCTCTTTCTGTTGTAGATAATTTATTATATTTTTTATCAGGTCTATTTATAGAATAACCTCTATAACCTCTACGTTTAAAATAATATAGTAATCTTGGTTTATTATTTTCTGCTAATATTGGCATACCATAAAACACACAAGCCATTAAAACATCTTCAAAAAATATTTCAGCTGTTTGTGGGCGAGCGATGTATTCTAAGAAAAAGTGATTTGGCGGTACGTTGTCCATGCTAAACTTAGTTAAACCCGTTAAAGCACCGTTAGAACCTCTTCTATCTACAGTTCCTGATATGTCATAACTATCACATCCAAAAGCGCCAGTATGTTCGTTACCAGGCCATTTTAATCCGTTCTTAATAGTTACATTATTTTGCATTTCTACAGGTGGTATCCAAGATACAAAAAACCTACCTTGTTTACTTGGCATAAAAATAACTTTTGTATCTTTAACACCATTAACCCATTGAAATCCACCTTGAGTTATAATACCGCTGTTTTTTAAATCAGCATTCCAGTCTATTTGCTGGTATATCTTAGTTAGGTTAAACAAAGAAGATTTAGCTTCATCTCTGAAAGCGTGTTCTTCAGTTCTTGGAAATTGACGATAAAATTCATTTAAACCGTCTTGATCTTCTTTTAAACCATTTACTTCATTTTGCCAATATTCTATTACACCTATTTTTATTTTTGTGCCATGAGGGTCTTTAGCTGGCTTTTTTGGCGTGTTGAATACAGGTACGCCATAAGCATCAATGTATCCTTCGTAGTTCCATTCCATAGGTATGAACAAACTATATAGTCCCGAGCTAGTCTGTCCATTGGCGTTTCTTTTTGTAACATCTGAACTATTATATAATTTTTTAAAATTATCTCCTCCTTTATCTAAAGCGTTTGATGTACTTCCCATCATACACTTACCAATAACTTTACTACCTAGTCTAAGTGTTGTTTTTGTAACACGCCAATTATTAAGGATATTATTTGGTCTCTCCCATTTACCACTTTCATCGTGTACTAATAACTTAAGTTTTTCACCATCATAACTGTTGTCTCCTGTGTTTTTCCAATCAATTGTAGTGTCAAGACCGGTAATTTCTTTAAGTGTTTCATTGGAGTCAAGCTTTCTACGAGTGAATTTAGAAGCAGGTACTCTGTACGCAAGTTCTGTTTTTGGCCTATCCATACCATCTTGGATTGGTTTGAAAAAGAACGGGTAATTAACGGATATAGGTACAACCTTGTCGGTGAACATTTTTTTTGCATCGGGGCCAGATTTGGACAAAATCCCAAACCGTGAATCCGTTGATATTGTCGCCATGTTGACACATTCTCCAGAGGCCATGAATGAAAATCCAGAACGTCTGTTCTTGAGGTAGCACATACCATAAGACCTGGCATCAGCTTTACATGCTTCCCAGAAGATGTAGAATAATCTATTTGCTTCTCTAAAATCTGGTTTCCCAACATCAATCTTGGACCACTGCAGGTACATGTAATGAGTACCAGTAATATAGGTAGAAACATTTTTGTTATAAAACCAAAAACCTTCTTCTCTATAACCAAACTCTTTATCAATGTACTCATACCACTCTTCTTAAAATCAACTTGGATATTCTTCCCAATCAAATATTGTCTTTATTTTACTTAAAGCTTTTGGAAGTTGAATTCTTTCAAATGTTCTTGAATCAAACTTGGTAACTTCTTTTTTCTTAGGTAAGGCTATTTTAAGATTTTGTATCTCGTATATTTCACCTATTTCTCCTGTTTTACTTATAACTACTATATCATATTCTTCGTTATAACCGTAATCCCATTTCTTATATTTATTCTTGTGATTTAACGTCTTAGAATCTATATAGTTTTTTAAAACTTTATACAGTGATTGATCGTACATTATTTTGATCTACCTTCAGCAAAACCCTTAAAAGCTTTTTCTTCTTTAACTTCTTTTGGTTTTTCATTTAATAAATCTTCTTCTTCTTGTATTCTGTTTAATATTTCAAAAGCATCGAATATAGCTAGTTTTTTTGTAGCTGCTGCATTTTTAAGTCTGTCAGCTGATATATCATCATCTGAATCTACTATAGGTTCTTTTGCAACCTTAATTAATTCCTCAACTGCAACTTGCCCAGCTTGGATTATATTCAACTTCGTTTCCTTCGTTTTCATACTTTATAACAATATCATTTGATTTCAT